AGGGGTAATAGCCTAGACGAGAGCGCTTAAAAGGGGCTTTCGCTGACCAAAAAGCGGCGCAATTCCCCTTCAGATGGAGGTAAATCTGACCATAGGAGATGTAACGTGTTCTTGCGTTACCCTTGCAGCTAAAAAGCGAAGCTGTATTTAGCCTATATTGGCTGAATCACAGGCAAATGGATTATATGCCAGAGTTAGTAAAGCGTAAGCTAAGGAGTGGTACCAAGGAGTTCGTAGTTTATACGGAGGAGGAGTTTCTTACTGTAAGAGAAGACAGTAAGCAAGGGGATCATAAGAGTGGATATAAGCATTGGAGGGACGTAAGCGTTACCGTTGGTGACTGGGTTATATCTGATGATGGTTATGTAGCTGAGGTCATAAGAATAAACGGGCCTTACGATACCAAGACGGGTAAAGAATGGTGTCTGGTGCTTCCTTATTGTAGGAAATGGGTACGTAGGAGTAAGGCTGGCAAGCTTTTGGCAAGGGAATTTCTGGACACGGGAAACTATAATAGTTCGTCACCGAATAAGACTTGGATAGATCAAGAACTTAAGATGTCTAGGGCCAAAAGGGTCGTAGAAACATATGCTAGGTTGTTGATGGAATCGGGGGGAGTACTGTCTGCCGAGCAGTATGATATGCTTGGTAGGTTGTATAGACCCGATCAAAAGATACCAGCAGCCAGCGTTAAGAGATTACTGAAACAAGAGAAGACCAAGAGTATGGTAAAGGAAGAGCTGGCTAGGATTATGTCTGAGAATGGGCTTACGGTTGATACTGTGATTAAGACCCATCAGAAGATCATACATGATGCTATGGATGCTGGTCAGTTATCGGTAGCTGAGAAGGCTAATGGAAGGTTTATGGATATGCTGGACATGAAGCCTGACAAGACTACCACACAAGTTGAGGCGCAGATTACTTGGGATCACCTACTTGATGAAGGGGATGATGCTGAGTACGAGATAGAACCTAAACGGCGCGATGCGCTATCCTATGACAAAAAGACTAGACCCCGTGAGATCGAAGAAGATCCACTTGAATACGACGAGTAAGGTTGTATTGTATTCGGCAGGTGATGCCTACGCAGTAGAAAAGACGGTTGTCTTTGATGGGCCCGTAGCTTTGGTTAAGAAGCTTGATGGGTCGGTTGTTATTATGACCAACTCAAGGACGGTTATTGATGGTAACAGCGAGCTTATTGAAGACGTGGTTGCCGAACCTGCGCCTAAGGCTGAGCCAAAAGCTGAGCCCAAGAAACCTGCTACGCGCAGGCGACGAACCGTAAAGCCCAAGGCCAATGAATAAGACTAACTTTTATTTGTATCAAAAGAAGCTGTTTGAGGCCTGTCACAAGATTGCGATCAAGAAGGGCAATGACTACGCAAGGGGCGATGATCCTTTCGCCAACTTTCGTACGGCTGAAGCCATTGGAGTGAAACCTATTAAGGGTATACTCATTCGTATCATGGACAAGATCCAGCGCCTTAACAACTATGGAGTGGTTGGCAAGCTTGATAACGAAAGCGCAGAGGACGCGGTTATGGATATAATCAACTACGCTAGTCTTATCGGTGGTCTGATTTGTGAGAAAGAAGGAAAAGAACTACCTACCAACGCTACTATACGGGGATATAGTGATGGTGAAGGATCTGAAGGAAATAGCAGTAGTGAGGGAGGAGTTTATTGGAGCGAATGGACACCGACGTATCGCTGTGGATGTAGGAAGGTGGAATGTGATTGTGACAGACGAAAGTAATCTGGAACTGCTAAACAAGCGTACGGCCAAGGATGTATGGAAAGCAGAGAACAAGAAGACTTTATTTCAAGCAGCTCCAAAGTAACTAGTAGTGGCCACCTATCGTATAGGGGTACTAATGTTGTAGGTGTTAGGGTTCACTCTGTGAACGCTGACGAGAACAAGACGGTACTCATATGGAGATTGGAGTCACCCTCAATCGGTTTGCACACACGCCCGTAGGTGTATTCGGTGAGCTGATCCTGCCTAGTGGTAGGACGCTATACACGGTTGAAAGACCCTGGCTTAATAACAAGCCTACGGTTAGCTGTATACCAGAAGGTACGTATCCTTGTCAGCCAAGGAAGTACTACCGTGGTGGCTATGAAGCCATTGAGGTATTAGATGTGCCAGATAGAAGCTACATACTGATCCACAGAGGCAATACCATGGATGACCTAGCTGGCTGTATAGCGCCAGGTATGGATCTTGGTTATGTTAATAAGAAGTGGGCAGTTACAAATAGCCGTGAAGCCTTTGCTTATGTTATGGATGAGCTTGGTGGAAAGCAGTTCTATCTTGATGTATGCACGAAATCCAAATAGAAGAGTTTTGGGGCACTGATCCAGAAAACTTGTTCTTGTGTCTTGGTGTTGCCTTTAAGGCACATAAGGGCGCTAACATTGTAGAGCTTGCTGTTATAGCTAATGAAATACTTGGTGGTATAGGTGAGTCGTCTACTTCGTTTACCGATGATGATACGGGAGAGTATATCTTTATGAAGCGCTATTTTAGTTTAAGCTAATATGCTAAAACAAGAAGTGCAGCGTCGTTGTGTGGAAGACCCGCTGTACTTTGCCAAAGCTTGTCTTCCCAAGTTGTTTGAGACGGAAAGTCCTGCGTTCCATAGGGAGATTATAGACGCTATGACGAACTTGGATGTCAAGCAACTTAATGTGCTTGCGCCCCGTGGTCACGCAAAGAGTACGCTATGTGCATTGCTATTCCCGCTCTGGCGCATCTTTTGTGAGGATCTAAGAAACAAGAAGCGTCCTAGTCCCAAGTTCATCCTGCTTGTATCTAAGAGTAGGAGCCATACGGTTAACCTGCTTACGACCATAAAGAACCAGCTTGAGTACAACCCACACCTTAAGGATCTGTTTGGGTATCAAGGTGCTGCTAACGCGAAGGCTTGGCGTGAGGACATCATACGGCTATCTAACGGTAGTATGATTGTGTGTCGTGGTATGGGCCAACAAGTCCGTGGTTTGAACATTGATGGTATGCGTCCCGATTATATCATCTTGGATGACGCTGAGGACGAAGAGAATACCAAGACGGTAGAGCGTATGGAAGACAACCTGCGCTGGATCCTTCAAGGGCTTGTACCTGCGGGTAGTAGGGACTGCAAGGTTGTAAACATTGGTACGCCACAAAAAGAGCGTAGTGTGGTATTCACGCTCAAACAGATGCCTGACTGGATGACGCTATCCTACAAGGCTATTGATAAGGATGCTGATGGAAATGACTTGGCTTTATGGCCAGAGATGCGCAGTCTTGAATGGCTGTATGAGAAGAAGGCAAGCTTGGAGTCGATTGGTAGGGTAAGCGCTTTCTATCGTGAGTATCAGTGCGAAGTGATTGGAGATAGTGACCAGCTATTCAGAGAAAATGACTTGCAGTACTATGAAGGAGATTTATCCGATGGCTACATCGTCGACAGCCAGACCAAGGAAAAAACCGCCGTTAATATTTTTATGGGCGTTGACCCTGCTAGTAGTGTTCGAGCTACTGCAGACTACACGTGCATTATGGTCATAGGTATGGACGAGGACAAGAACGTCTATGTTATTGACTACCTAAGGAAGCGTATCAAGCCTATGGACGTAGCTGACGCTATCTTGGATTGGTATAGGAAGTACAAGCCAGCTAAGGTTCAGATAGAAACCGTAGGCTACCAAGAGATGCTACGTGACTATCTTACGAGATTGGAAGGCGTGTACATACCTGGCCTTGCGATTAAGAACCAACCACGCAAGGGTAAGGTTCAGCGGCTTGAAGGCTTACAACCTATGTTTGCTCGCAAGAAGGTATACATCAAGAAGTCTCACAGTGAGTTCGCTGACGAGGTACTGATCTTTCCAAGGGGCAAGCACGATGACACGCTAGATGCTTTCTTCTATGCCGTCAAAGGTGCGTTCCCGCCATATGGCGATCACGACTTTCGTAACAATACAGATGAACCTATCGTAAGGGAGCGCTCTTACGACTGGATGGTTGAGTAATGGAGAAGATATTTGATCCAAATACACACGAAGAGTTTTCTCCTACGGATAACGTAGAAGAGACAGAGGACACGTCTTCAAACGAAGAGGTCACTCTGACGTTATCCCTGCACAGACACTACCGTGACTCACAGGACGCTTGGGGAGATCGCGCTTCTGAGAGTAAGGATTACGCGCACGGTTATCAGTTCAGTGCAGAACAAGTAGACACCTTAGCCAGTCGTGGACAGGCGGCTGTCCCGATCAATGTGATCTACCCAGCAATGGAGTTGTCGATCAGTCTATTGACGGGCAGACCGCCAGGCTTTCAAGCAACGGCACGAGAAGACTCAGACGTTAAGACAGCACGCGCTATCAGCGATCTGATGTCTTACATATGGGCAAACAGCTATGGCAATGCACAGCTTAAAGAGTCGCTCTATGACTACTTTATGACGGGCCGTGGCTTTTTGATGGCTTACGTTGATCCCGAAAGTGATTACAATCGGGGCGACATCAAGGTTGTAGCCGTTGACACACTCAAGGTCTTGCCTGATCCGAACAGTCGTGATAGGCTGTTCCGTGACGCAAGCCATGTGCTCGTAGAGCACCTTCTTACGGGTGAGCAAGTATTAGGTATGTGGCCAGATTCCAAGCCTATACTGAGCAGAGCCCAAACTACACACGATGACATTGAGGAATTTGTCTCAACGAAGGTTGACGATCTGAGTCGTAGCCGAGACCGTGTGTATGACAACCACCACAGACGCTATGTAGTTATTGACCGTTACAGCAAGGTCAAGGTTGATTACATACACCATTCCATGTCTGGTGGTGAGGAAAAGGTAGATCTGTACGATGACTTTGCACAGCTGATGGAAACGCCAGCTTTTGTGTTTAGTGATCCGAATACGGGGCAGCAACAGATCTACGCTGTAGATACAGCAAGTAATGGTGCCGAACTCTTTGAGATGGCACAGCCTACGGAAGACCCCGAAACAAGGCTTATAGAAATACCGCCACAGCAGGATCCACAGACGGGTGCTATGATCCCAATGCAGCCTGCGATCATAAAGAGTATGCCACATCAAGTGCTACTCGACAATGGCGTTATGGAGGCAAGACCCGTTCGGCTTCCAAGGATCAAGCACGTAATCATCATCGGTGGTCAGCTATATCGTAGCTACTACTTACCGATTGACGAGTATCCGATTGTGCCTATCCTAGGACGACACGACCGTGATCCATATCCGATAAGTGATATTGATTTCGTGCGCCCATTCCAAGACAGCATCAACAAGCTTCATATGCAGTTGGTGGCTAATCTTGCTAACAGTACTAATGTCAAAGTATTCCTTCCTAGAGGCAGTGTTGATAAGAGAGTCATCGAACAAGACTTTGCAAAAGCAGGTAGCGCAATCATCGAGTATGATGCAGAGATGGGGCAGCCAACTGTGGTCAGTCCTCTTGCTCCTCCTGCTGGGCTATTCAGCCATTTCCAACTCCTCATATCTATGGTTGAACGAGAGCTTGGAGTCTACGCTATACAGCAGGGAGACCCAAGCCAGGCACCTGAAACCTACAGAGGAACGCTATCCATTGAGGAGTATGGACAGCGACGGATTAAAAGTAAGCTTGACGATGTCGAAGGCGCACTTACTCAATTAGGTAAAGTTGTGTTGGGTTTGATACCGTATGTGTACAGCGAAGAGCGCACGATACGCATACTTCAAGCCAACAATATGATGAAGGAAACGGTGCTCAATCAAGCCGTAATGAACGAGTTCGGGCAGGTGCTCGAACGAGTGAATGATGTGTCGGTTGGGCAATATGACGTGCAGGTTGTATCTGGATCTATTCTGCCTACAAACAGATATGCCCTACTGGAATACTATATGCAGTTGTATCAGATGGGAATCATTGACCAAGTAGAGATCCTTAAGAAGACAGACGTGGCTGATGCCGATGGTGTTATGGAACGTGTTGGAATCGTTAGGAATCTACAAGGTCAGCTACAGCAGGCTCAAGAAGAAATCAAGCGACTACAAGGCGACTTACAGACGGCTGATCGTGAAGCGATACAGGCTCGTAAGCGTGTCGAAGTAGAGAAGTTTGGTTCTCAACTTGACAAGATCAAAAACAAAGCGCAAGCCGCAACCATTATAAATGAGCAACGTAACCGAGACAACAAATAGCGTAGATGAGCTTATGGACGCGTTCATGGGCAAGTCTTCGAGTGATCCATACTCGTTTCAAAACGAAGCGCCTGACACGGCACCACAACGTGTGCCAATGCCAGAAGACGTTCAAGAAGAGGGTGGTTTTGAGCAATCCGATGAGGGTTCGCAAGACATACCAATCGAAGAGCGTATTGCGTTAGAAGAGAAACGACGACGGGATTTTCAGTCCAAATACGACAAGGCGCAGAGTGAGCTTACGCGTATGAAGGAAGTAATGCCACTGATGGAGTACATCAATGGCAATCCTTCTGTCGCGAAAAGGGTCTACGAGACCATTGAGCAAGAACTCTCGCGGCAAGGTTCCAGCGACGCACAAGCGCCAGCTGAATCAAAGATAGAGCCGCCAGAAAAGCCTAAAGCACCAGAAAAGCCTAGAGACTACGATCCGTATGACGTAGACGCTTCAAGTCCTTCTGGGCGTTATAAGCAAGAGTACGACGCTTATCTAAGTAAGCTTGACAGCTATTACGAAGAACGGCGTGAGTATGACATTGCTATGACGCGACAGCAGGTTGAATCAGCTTTTCAGCCTTACATCCAACAAATGGAGCAGCAGCGCCAAGCCCAAGCGCAACAGCAGCAAATGCAGCAGATCTACGGTTCATTCGTAGAGTCTGGTGTAAACCCACAGGAAGCCGCTGGTGTGATTCAATGGGCGCAGGGTTATCAAGTAACCCCGCAGGACGTTGTGGCTTTATACAAGATGAAGAACGGTATTCAGCAACAGCCACAGAGAAAGGCACCACAGCAGGTGAATTTCCCTATGCCAGCTAGTACCGTCGGCAACTCTAGCATTCCTCAGCCAAAAGCAGAGGATCAATTCTTTGAAATGATGCTGGGTATGGAGAAAAAGAACTCCGACTTCTAGCGTCGAAACCTTGACATACAATGGCTAATCAGTACTCAGTAACGCCGTCCAATACGGTGCAAGGAGTGAGCGTTGATAGCTCACGCCGAATTTTTAATTTTGGTGACCGTGTCGCAGAACTTGCGCCAATGGAATCACCTTTCTTTGCGTATCTATCGCAACTATCTAAAGCCCCTACGGATGATCCTGTATTCAAGTTCTTGGAGCAGCGTCACCAATGGCAACGTCGTAACTTTATCGTTTCGACCGATAAGGTAGACCAAAACCTACAAACGACCCCTACCTTTGACATCGTTCTTGGTGCTACGGTAGACAACTACGGCCGTGACCTCGGCAAGGATGCCAACGGGTTTCAAGTAACGGGTACGGCTGATTTCTTCCTTCCTAATCAGCGTATTGTTCTACAGGGTTCTGTAGGAGCTGCCATCGACTCTACGCCAAACTACTTGGTGTATGCTACGATCAACAGCGTAGGCTCTGACTCTGGCGACGGTACGACCGTAAACATCACGGTTACGCACGTATCCGACATCACGGGAACGAGCGGTTACACCGATACGCTTACGGGTCTTACGGCGATGGACTTCTATCAGAAGACCGCAAGCGTTGAAGGCTACAAGGGACAGATCATTGGCTCTGCTTTTGGTGAAGGATCAACGGCACCCGATGGCTGGGTAGATCAGCTTTATGACCGAGAAGGTTATACGCAGATCTTCAAGACGGCTGTGCCTCTCTTCTCTGGTACGGCACTGGCTACGCGCTACCGTGGTCGTCCCGATGAGTATATGCGCATCTGGAACCAGAAGCTCAAAGAGCACAAGATCGACATCGAACACGCACTGATGTTTGGTGTAGGTCGTGCTGATGAGTCTGGATCTGGCCCTGCCCGATACACCCACGGTATCGTTCCTTACACCGAGAAGTATGGGTACAACAAAGCGTTTACCTATGCTTCTTCAAGCTACGATGACTTCGTAGACTTCACCGAAGAGTTCTTTGCGCCAGAAATTGGTAACTCGCCTAACAAGCTTGTTCTTGCGTCTCGTAAGGTAATGAACTACTTCCAGAAGCTGGGTGGCAACGGATTCCTAGCCAACTCGTTTGGTGTTACGGGAACGACAGATGCAACTGCTCTGAAGTTTGACATTCAGACTGGCCAAGGTCGCTTCGGTCACAATATCACGAAGATCGAAACGATGTACGGATCGCTTAATTTCGTAATGGAGCCACTACTCCGTGGCCCATTCGAGAATATGGCAATCGCCGTAGATATGGCAAACGTGAAGTACCGTCCTCTCGTTGGCAATGGTGAGAACCGCGACACGCAGATCATCACCAATGTACAGAACAACGACGTTGATGGTCGTAAGGATATGGTGTTGACGGAAGCAGGTCTTGAGATCAGCCTTCCTGAAACGCACGCCCTACTCAAGTTCTCCTAACGGTTGAACAAGCCCCTACGTCAGCTTTTTGGGTTTTGCTGGCGTAGGGGTATTTTTTTAGCAAGCATATGGCTAATCTGAAAGCAAGAATAGAAGGGTATGTTGGATCTCTTGTATCTACCGATACAGAGGTTGAGGATGTTCTTAGTGCAGAAAGGACTGTACTAATTAGATTGCTTCCAGATGATCTGCTTACGGGTAATGCTACAGTTGCAACCGTAGCAGATGGAGTGTTTAGCCGCGCAGATATAGGCACAGATTCAGACTACCGCGTCCTATCTGTGTTTAACGAAACGTCTGATATGTACGCAAGACTTGGTGAGTCACACTCCAAGTATGGCAACAATCAGTCAATATACTTTGCAGACAGCAACTCGCCCGTCTACGTTGTAGACTACGGTACAAATAGAGAGACGCGCATATTTCCTGCGGCAGATGAGTACAGGATTAGGTACTTGACGTTCGGTGGTGACATTGACATTTCACAGACTACGGTAGACGGATTTGATAGACGAACACTACAGCTTTTTGTGTTGAAGGGATGTGCGTTTGAGCTGTCCAATCGTATTCAAGTTGACATCGCAGATCTTGCAACGGCATTCTATGATGCGTCGGGCTTGACGCTTCCAGCGTCACCGATTGCGAATCTGCCTTCAGCACCGCTGCTTACGTTCAATGCTGTTACGCCTACGTCTGTTGTGGCAACGAGCATAAGCGCTGTAACGCCGCCTAGCCCTCCAAGTAGCCCAAGCTTTACCTACACAGACGCTGTCGCAAGCACGGTGTTTGGTATAAACATAAGCTCTATAACCAGTCTTGCGAATACGCTTTCAGTGCCTGGGGCTCCGATATTTACGTATACAGACGTAGTATCTGACACCTACACAGAGGCTGATGCGGCGCTTAACGAAGTAGATACGATCATACAAGATCTTGCGCCTTCGTTTATAACGCTACCCGTTCTATCTGTAAGCTACGCAGACTTCAATACGGCCATGACCAATGGCGATATTGAGCTTGCGCAGTCCTATCTAAGCCAGATACAGACAGAGCTTTCTGAGTACCAAGCAGAATCGCAGACGGCTATCAATGAGTTTACGGCTCTTAATGCCCGCAGGTATGACTCTTCGATTAACCACGCGATCAACAAGGTTGATGCTTATCTAAAAAGACTGCAAGACATTGCAAGTCGTGCAGACAGCGTAGCGCTTCAGAACGAAGCAAAGGAATTAGAAAAGCAAGTATCTACGTATCGTCTAAGCCTTGATCGGTACACGCAAGATCTGAACAAGTACCAAGCAGACGTACAGAAGCTTGTACAAGCTACTCAGATAGAGCTAGAACAGCTTAGGACAAACGCACAGCTTGAAACAGACGTAAACGTACAGAACGAGGCTCGTACGCTTGAAGCCCAAATAAGCGAGTACCAGTCATCTCTGAGCTTGTATCAGGCCGAGCTTAATGAGCATCAGATAGAAGTACAAAAAGCTATATCGCAAGCACAGCTTACACAAGAGCGACTTGTCGAGACGGCTCAGCGTACTGATAATCTTGCGATACAAGATGAAGCCCGCAGGCTTGAGAAGGAAGTATCGGAATACCGACTTGAATTAGAACGCTTTGGTACTGAGATTCAGACTTACGGGCAAGAGCTGCAGTCTTATGGCTTACAGCTTCAAAGCAAGGTCAGTGAAGCAAACGACAAAATGCAACGTAAGACGCTCGAGATCCAATCGCTTACCGCAGATCGTCAGTATTACGATGCGATGTATGCACAAGAGTTACAAAAACTAGGAGTGGTTCAGGCAAATGGCTAACAAAGTAAACATAGGTTTGTCTATCGAGGGAGTACTTGAAAAGTACGGACTAGACAGAAAGTACATTGCTGGTTTTAGGGCAAGCGATACGTTTGATAGTGTCGTACAAGAAGTAGTAACAATACAAACATCAGATACTAATGATGCGGTTCCAACAAACATCACGTCAGGCATAGCAACCTTTGATGCTGGGGATATTATCTATGTAGAAAATACAAGCACTAGTATACCGGGGTATCTTGGTGTGGTTGTTGGCGGGAATGACTATACATTTAGCTCTCTTAGACCACAGCAAGGAATAGCTGTTATTGCCCACGGCTTAAATGTTCCACAGCTTTCCATTGAGGCTGATAGTGGCACTATTACGGTGAACGTAGTTGTATTTAGGTCTTCGTTTTAATCTCTTAAGCAATCTAGCGTATTATGGCAGATAACGTAAGGATACAGCTAAAGATAACAGCGCCTACAAACTTTGGATCAACAAATACGTCGACCAATGATCTTCAGTATGTAACATCTGGTTCAAAAGCTGTTCATAAGTTTGAAGCCGATTTTACCAAGACGATTGACCCTGCTGTTTTTCCAGAGGTTGTTTCCCTGCAAGTAAACCCAACGCCATCGACTCAAGCTGAATACACGGGATATAGCGATGGTGACTTGCTGATATTTAGCAACCCTTCCACCAATAGTGCCGTAATACTTTCTGTAGATGATGGAAGTTTTCCTCCAACACAGTTTTGCAGAATAGGGCCAGGTGAATGCACATTCCTAATGGCAGAAGCTGGTGCCCCTACCAAGTACTACGCGCAAGCAGAAACTGTTACAACTACGCTTAACATTATTCGATTTGAATCGGTTCAGTAATGACTTATCAGCAAGCTACAGAACAAGTAAGACGGCTCTTCCCCCAGATAACTGAGGCTGAAGTCTTTATGCGCTTGCGTAATGCCATCATAGAGCTGGCTGAGGAGGTCTACATCGAAGAGGAACTCTATTCCTTTACACCTAATGGGACGGACGTTTCTTACGCCTTACCGTCAAACCTTGTGCGTATCAGAGAGGTTCTGATCAATGACTTGGTGTACAACGAACTGCCTGTACCATTTGAGTCGGCTACGGGGCATCCTTCAGAAGGCGATCAGAAGCCTTACGTATGGCGTATACAAGAAGGCAAGCTATATGCAGGTCAGTTAGGTGAGAATACCATTAGTGCGCTTAAGGCAACAGATACGCTTAAATTTAGAGCTTACTTCTATCCTGCGGGTACAACAGCTGATGGTAGCATTGGATTGCTTGACAATGGGTCTTACGACGGTAGTACCAACTATACGGCTCAGATGCCGCTACCTGCGCAGTTACACAACGGGTTTATATCGTACGCACTTCACGGGTTGTACGAAGTCGGGGGCGACCTTCAATCAGCAAGCTACCATTTCACCAAATGGCGAGACTACGTGCGTAAGGCAAAGATCTCTGCTCGCTCTGGGAAGAGCACTAGCTACTCACCTGTGATACACGAATACTAGATGAGCATATTCCCAAAGTTCTTCTTTACGCTGTTTGGCAATGCTCTGCCTTCTTGGCTACGCCCGTATATCGTAAGGGTAGAGGAAGACGGTGGTACCATAGTAGATACGGGCCACACCAAGGAGGTGTATTTTGGCCTGCTTAATAACCTTGATGACCTTCGTCTAGCTAACTCTTGTGACGCAGGAAAAGCTACCGTTTTGTATTCATTCTATGTTAGCAAGTATCCCCCTTACGTAGACTATATCGAGCGAATCCTAAACGACGGCGGTACTGTCGAAAGACACGCAGAAGTCTATAATATCTACGACGATCTCGATAGCACGAACGTACTAGCTGATGCCTTCTTATGGTTATCAGCTTCGGCAGGCAAGGCTACCGTCCTGTACAGTATGGATGCTAATACCATTGTGTATGACCACGAACAGCGGGTTACTGCTGATAGTGGCACTACGTATCTTCCTGGCGCTAATGCACGTATAGTGCAGCAACTTATACGAGAGGATCTCTATAACGATCCTAGTATCATCGTTCCTTGTGCAAGTGGCAAGGCGACAGTCCTTTACAGCCTAATACCTAACTGATATGGCATTCGGAGATTTTACAGTTGATCGCAATTCGACGAAATACGTTCTTGGAAGTGGCGGTGATATTATATCCTACGCGACCGATGAACCGGCATTTGAATTCAATGCGGATGGTTCGTACAAAGGGCTATTGGTAGAACCTGCGGCAACAAACATTTGCTTGCAGTCGGAGGATTTAAGTACGACGTGGTTAGATGACAGTACTTCGCTTCAACAAGCAAGTACAACAGAAACGCCCGACGGTGATACATCAAGCAAAAACATCAAACTTGTTGATACAAATGCAGGTGGCACGGGCGGTGTTTATTTATACCAAACCATTACGGTTTCGGGAGGCACAAAATACACGGCTTCGGCTTTCGTAAAGAAAGACCAGCTTGATTGGGTGGCATTGCAAGCGAATGCCACGGGCGGTTCGCCCGATGCAAACCCAACTCAATACTTTGACTTAACTAATGGCGCATTAGGGACGCCAACCGCGGGAATACAAGACTCAACGATAGAAGCATATCCAAACGGATGGTATCGTTGTTCGATTACGTGGACGCAAGGCGCAGGCGGTACAAGTTTTACTTTTATAATCTATGTTGCCGAAGCCGATGGAGTCGCAAACGTCGACCGCGACACCACGTCCTCTATATTCGTTTGGGGCGCACAAGTAGAAGCCGGACCGATTGCCACGTCCTACATCCCAACGACTACGGCAAGCGTTACGCGGGTCAAGGATGATATATCGCTTACTTCGGCTTCAAGCCTAATCGGGCAGACGGAAGGGACGCTTTATTTGGAAGTGGATTGGACGGGGACAAATACGAATCGGCATTTATTATGTGCAAGTGATGGGACAGAGAATAACAGAATGTTGATTCATACGGTAATCGGCAATGAATTAAGAATGTTTGCACAAGCAGGCGGCAGTAATTTATTTAATAAAGGCGAATCGTCTTCGACATATAGTGGAATTCAGAAAATTGCCTTCGCTTACAAGACCGATGACTTTGAACTGTATCGTAACGGATCAAGCATATCATCGGAAACAAGCGGAAGTTTAGCGGCATTAGCAACGCTTACCGATATTGATTTAGGGCAATAGTTTGTC